TTGTGCCATCAGACTGATGTGTTCTAAAATGTTTTTCTGTATTGCAGCCATGACAGCAGGATTATTTCTAACTATGTTAGTAGACATAAAATTTAGGTGTGCTGTGATGTGTGCTCTATGGTCTTGACCAGGAAAAGCTTGGAAAGGTTTGCCAGCTAACGCATTAATGTGTTCCATACTTGGGTCCATAGCTTGCACTGGAGCAGGTGGTGGTAGAACTTGGTCTATATTTTTTACACCAATCGCTTCGTACATACCTCTGTAGGCAGCGTACAAGTTGTGAATCTGTGGATTAGCTGTAGCTAATTGTAATTGTGTTTGTGCTAGTGTTATTCTTTGTGACATAGAAAAGATATTAGGATCTGCAACTGGTAGAATATCTATTCTATCATCAAAGTCTGCTTGTTTAATTATTCTTGCTCCACCAACAACATCGTATGGATATTCTTTTGGTAGATATGTTGATATGATTTGAGATAATAATTTAAACTCGTTCTTCATCGAGTTGTATAATCTTTTATGTATTGCTGACATAACTTTAGATCCTCTTTCTAAAAGAGCGATCGTTGTTCCTACTGCAGCGTTTTGTGTGCCTTCACCCGTTTGTAATTCAGATATAGCCGCGAATCTTTGACCAGCTTGTACAACTAGACCCATCAGCTGTAACAAGGTTGCTGATGGTTCTTTGTACGGTAGAGGGAAGAAAGCTTCTCGCAAATTACCACCTGGTGCATCTACGTCCTTGAACTCACCAGGTTGAATCGGAGACGCTTCGTCTCTAACTCTTACGCCTCTTTGCTTAAAACCTGCCGGTAGATTCGACAAAGTTCCTGCATCTAATAATTGGCGGAGAGCGACTGTTGCAGTTCTACTCAATCCGCCAATCATGTGTATTAATCCAAATCCGTAGAATCCTAGTCCAGGCAGAAATTTAAAATGGACAAAGTATTGGACTCTTCGTTTTAATGGATCGTTGGGCGCATAGTTCCTTCTTATCGAAAGAACCGTTCCACTACCTTCTTCGATTGTAACGATGTAAGGTAGCTTGATACCAGTCGGTTGCCCGTCTGTACCAATATCTTCGAAGCCTTCTAAATCTAGATCAACGTGTGACTCAAGTAGAGTATACATCGTTTGTTGTTTTCCAGATTTTTTAGTGCCTTCTAATTCTTTTTCTTTTTTAGAAACATCATCATTCGTTGTCATTGTCGGTGGTCCTAAATCTACATCAGAATAAAATCCTGCCACTTGTTGTTTTCTTAAATCGTTTTCAGATATTTTTAAAACATGAATGATAGCTTCTGCTTCTTCTAAACTGTTTGCTGTGTAGGGCACAATCAAATCATCAGCAGGAATAAACTTAGATACAGCTCTGCCTAATAAATCATCGTAATAAACTTTTTTAAATGTAGATCCCGCGAGTGGTAAGTGAAATAACATAGAGTCAAACTCTGGCTCATACTCTTTCATTTGATCCATGATTAAATAGTTCATGAAATCTTTCACACGTTGCGCTTGTTGTTGCTTTGGTGGTGTTGATGCACCAAGGATCTGTGTTCTTACTGGACCGTCACTTGGTAATAACTCTTTGTATGCTGTGGCTTGGAACTGTGTAACAGCCTCTGCCAACACTGGGTGCGTTGCACCTGAAGCTCCTTGAAACGGTTCCGTTCTATTTTCGTATTTAAATCCTAATAGGTCAAGTCCTTCTGTGTAAGATCTCTCCCATTCTTTTCTGGACATCTTGTAGTCCATGTAATTATTTTTTAAGTCTGAACCTAAAGGTTCTAAAATATCTGCTGGTAAAAGATCTGCTAAATTATCAAAGTGAGATTCTGTTCCAGGTATGTTAACCGCACCTGGTTCAAAGTCGATAGTCGCACCACCATCTTCTTCTGGTGTAACTTCTATCGGTTGCTGTTCTTTTATTTCTTCCTTAACCTCGACCTCTTCGCCCGGAACTTTAACCTGAGTACGAGTGTTAGGGAGTCCTTTATCAATATCTGCCATTTATAAACTCCGTGTTTGTCATATCATAATCTGCTAGAGAAGCCAAGCCCTTGTCGCCGTGTGGCGTCTTACCTGATTTAGGCGGTATTAATCCACCCTTTGCAGCACCTACCATTAACTCATCGGTTGTTCTTTGTCTCTCTAAATCTTCTTTTAATCGTTCTTCATCACTTAATGCTGCTCTTCGTTTAGATTCTCTCACGACATCTTTGACGACACCTGCCGCTGTAATACCAAGACCTACAGGCGTAAATAATCTTGCTGCTCTACCTAAACCTGTAATACTTCTCATAACTCCTGGCGCAAATCTTGATGTAACTCCCGGCAATAATAATTCTGCTCCAACTAATTTATCTGCAACTGCTGCGGGTAAACTTTCACCTTTTCTTAAATTATCTCTAACTGTCATCGTAGCAAGAGCCAACGATGCTGCCGGGGAACCCGCTACTTCGCCCACTGTTTTTAACGCGGGAAAGAAACCAAGGTTCATGCCTAGTGTTGGGCCCGAAGCTAATCTTTTATTTATTGCTCTTGTTAAAGCAGGGTCTTTAACCGTTTGAGCAACTCCTCTTAAAACACTTTCTGATGTTGGAACTCTAGTTCCTACTTGTTGTCCTTCAAAAAATAAGGAAATTCCTCCAGGAAGTTTATCTACCTCTTTACCAAATTTGTTTAATAATTTTTGTCGATCAGCATCATTTTTTATATTTTTAGCTGCTCTTGATAATCTGTTGTTTATTAAATTTAAATTTCTGTTTGCATCTCTAAAAACAACTTCATTGTCCCACCAATTTTCTTTTATTCCAAAAGGGTGATGAACCTCTAAAGCGCTAAACACGTTAGGGTTTCCTTGTGCTCGAACAGCATCTCTTAATGCGGTACCAAGTTTTTGTTCTTTTCCTCTAATTTTAATTCTGGTATCTCTTAAATTTGTTTTTAACTTATATCCATCTAACGCTTTTTCATATGTGCCTTTTCCAAACGTTTCATTTAAATATTTTTTAACGCCTCCATAATTTATAGTTTTTCCTGTTTTTGTATCTTTAAATTTAATTGTTCTGTAGTAATTGTCTTTTGCCCACCTTGGTGTTCCGTCAGTTTTTCTGGGCACATTATCTATAAATTTTTTATCTAGAACAAACCTATTTCCACCACCTGCTGCTTGAGAGGATCTATACAGATCGTGCCAAACATTATCTTGTGGTTTTTGTCCAGGAGGAAATAATCCTTTTTCATTAACTATTTTAGCTATCTTTTTTTTATTTTGAGCAGCTACTTGTTTTCTATATTCATCACTAACTTCATATTTTTTTCTAAGCTTTGCTAAAATATTTTCTTTTTCTCGACTATAATATTCTTTTGCTCTTGCTCTTCTTTTTTTTAAAAATTCAGGATCTTTTCTGTCTCTTGCAGTTCTTTGTTTTCTAGCCTCTGGGTCATATCTTGCTTTATCATAGTCAGGGTCTTTTTTAGACATTCCATAAGTGGGATACTTTTCAAAATCTAATTTTTTATTTGGAAATAATTTTTTAACTCGTTTTCGTATTCTTGTCATTCTTGCACCAACTTGACCACCTTTCTGTTTATCCTCTCTTAACCATTCTTCAAAACTTAAGTCCTCGTACTTATCTTCACGATTAACATATTCTTTAAACGTACCACCATATTTAAAAGGTAATCTTGGAAAATCATCTGCTGGACTAGTTTCTTGAACTAGCTGCTCTACAAATTTCAATACGCTGGACATTATTCTCCTAATAGGTAGGCGATACCACCACCTGCTTGTTTAGCTCTCTTCTCTCCAACCTCTTCTAAAATATCATCAAGACTATCTAAACCATCTTCAACATCATCCATAGATCCATCAGGCATAGATGGTCTTGCTGTAATCTCTTCATAGTCTTCTGGTATATCTCCCTCTGGGGTTTTCTTTCTTGGTCTGTAAATCATAACTTCTTCTTGCATGATACCTGTTTCAAACTCATCACCAATCATGGTACCACCTTCTTTATTTTTCTTCACAACAATCTCACCAGATGATAAATCTTCTACAAGATCATAGTCTTTGTATTTCTTACCAACTTCTCTCTCAACTGATGTAAGTCCTGGTGCATCATCACCAAGAGTTTTAATTTTATCTACAAGTTTAAAGAAATAAGACGGAACTGTTTTTACACCCTCTGCAACCACAGGTGCAACTTCTGTAACTGGTTTAATAAATCTACCCAGCACAGGTATGGAAGCAAGGCCTCCTAATATTTTTATAAAC